CCGAATTTAGAATGTTCCTTTAGGAGGAAAGATGGAAATTTCAGAGCTAAAAGTTAGAAATAAAATCCGCAAAGGAAGCGTTCGTTTTAGATCGGTGTACAAGCACCTTAACGACCACAATGGCTTTAGAGACGGGGAACTGCACCTACTAGTGGGCTCTAAAGGATCAGGCAAGTCCTCTCTTTTTAGAGAATGGATTATCGAATGCGTAAGGCAGGGTAAAAAAGTTTATGTTCGATTAAGTGAAGATAAAAAAACCGACTATCTCGACGAAATATCAAAGTTCTTTGATGACCACGAGGGCGTCATTTTTAAAAATCTCATCATTGATTCTGATTTAGGATTAACCGAAGATGAGCAAAAAACTTATTTTGATGATATGGAAATGCGCATTAAGAATTGCTGCGCTGAAATAGTTTTCTTTGATAACTTCACAACTTCTATCATGACGCGCCAAGGAATTTCGGAAGAAGCTAAAAACGCCATAAAACTGCGAGAATTGGCCGACAAGCTCGAGATACCCATAGTGGTAGCGGCACACACTGAAAAAGCTTTTAAAGGGCGTTCTGTGGCGTCTGGTGACGATGTTAGAGGCAACGCTACCATCGCAAACGTGGCGGCTTACATTTATGGCATCACGGTGTTTTTTCAAATAGCTTCTAGACCCACTGTATTATTTACAGATAAAGCAAGGCATCATACCAAAGCAAACAAGAAATACTATAAACTCATTTTTAACACCAACACCGAATCTTACGTAAAAGACACCGATCTTAGTTACATCGAGATGGATGAAATAATGGAACAGTTAAAAAAGAAGGCAAGATGAGCTATAGCGAAAAGTTCAAAAGCGAATACCTAAAAAACCTAGGAGATACTGAGCGCCACGTAGCACTCATGTTTCACTACAGGTTACGAACAGAGCCTTCTCACGAGATGAAATTTTACATAGAAACTAGAAGATATTTTGAATATGGGATTAAAACAGAGTTTTTGCCGGATTACATTTTTACCTGTAACCCGATTATTCTAAAAAAAGATGCTTATAAAGCACTTGGGAAAAAATTAGATGAATAACGATGAATATTTTAAAAAATTCTGGGACAACATGGAAGATGTTCATAAAGAATGGTGCCACATCTATACTCGGTACGAATCTGTTGGGAATATCCCGAGATATGTTTCGCATGGACTAAAGGCTGTTTATAAACTAAACCCGACTTTTCACATTGCTATGATGCCTAATTATAAAGTTCTTAAAAACAAAATAGACAAACGAGCAGAATACGATGAATACGATCAAGAAGAATACGCCATGAAGGTTAAAAACATAGCAGACAAAGCAATTAAAGACGCCCAGGATTCAATAAGTGAAGAGAAATAATGACGCTTATAACAAGTTTAAAAAAGACCGGTGCGAAGCATGCGGAGGTAACTGGCCAGCTTTAGACGTCGACCACATTAAAACTTTTGCAAGTGGTGGTCCAGACCTACCTCATAACTGCATGACGCTATGCCGTTTTTGCCACATTGAAAAGGGTAAGATTGCGATTTCTGGTATGATAAAAAAATATCCAAATTATCTAAACTTTTTAGTGGTAAACGGATGGGAACTTTGTAAACTAACTGGGAAATGGGTTAACGAGAAGAATTTTAAGAGGGATGATTAAGGCGCTTTTTCAGAAAGATGGGCAATAGAGGGAATTATGATGAAGGAAAAATCATGAAAAGCATAAGAGATTTAGTCATAGAGATTGCAGAAAAAGAGGCAAAGAAAGAATTCACGCCTGAACAAATTGATGCTGCCAAATCGGAATACATCAAAGATCTCGAGCAAAAACTTGCGATAGCTAAGGGGGCTTTAGAGGATTGCGAGTCAAGCCCTAGTGTAGGCAAGTATGCGACTAAGGCACTTAAGCAGTTATCTGAGAAATAAACCCAAGGCGGTAAAAAATGAACAACATTAGAAGCGGTCTCTATTGCGACCCATACGACAACCTAGCAATACGCTCACCAGCAGGAAACTGGACAGTGTTTGCAACAGATACAGAATCAAGCGAAGAACGATTCATGTTCCATCCTGAACCCCGCAAGCTTGATAGCATGGTTATGATGTTTGTTTTCATTGCAGATATTGAGGGAAGGAAGCCTAGAGCGGACAAGAGGAATTTTTAAATGAGAACAGCAATAATGAAAAGAGTAGTTAAGTTTTGCGAAGATCACAACATGACAGAGTTTAGAGTAAGCAGGAACAGAATGGCTCGCCCACTTGATGGGCCAATGATTCTTTACACTATTTACGCTAAAAGTGCTAATGGTTTATCCTCGCTTAAGCTAGACGTAACTCAGTGTGATAAAATTCTTTTAGAAAAAACCCATAAGCTAAATATAGAGGAAGGATAAAATGAATCAGAAGTTTAAACTAGGCGATAAAGTAATGAAAGAATACTGTGAACCACACGAGCCAAGATATTTTACCATTGAGGCTATTAGGTTCCATGGCGGAAATATTCAGTACTCCTTTGGGGGCCTAGGGAAATGGTGGAGCCAAGACGACCTGATTTTGTTTCGCGAAGAGCCAAAACTTAAAAAGCTTTATGCGTATCTGTATAACGGTACAAACTTTGAGCAAGAATACGTAAAGTTTTTCTGCGGGACCCTTTCGGACTATTTCATGAAGGAATACTCCCTCTTGAGGGCTTCTGAATACGACATCGAATACCCCATAAAATAGTACCAACATAATACTATTTGACAGATCCAAACAAGCTCACTTAATCTTTAAGAACAGTTAAAAACTTAAGCATTAGTGAGCTACCAATGAAGAAGACCAAGAAGCCTATCGACAAGGCACCTAAAGAAATAATCCCACCAAGAGAAGTCGGAAGACCCACTAAATACAAAGAAGAGCTTTGCCAGCTACTAGTTGACCATATGGCCAAGGGATACTCATTTGAGTCTTTTGCTGGTCTTGATGAGGTTGATGTAGACAGGGACACTCTTTACTCTTGGCGCAATGCACACGAAGAATTTAACGACGCTTTAAGACGCGGCAGGTCTAAACAGCTCTTGAAAGACGAGACAACACTCAATCTTGGACTAGATAATACCCTTAAGGTGAATCATACCCTCATGTCATTAAAGATGTTCAATTGCCACAACTGGAAGACAAAGACAGAGGTGACAGAGAAGAAGGTTAGCGAAATGAATCTTGATGAGCTAGTAGCTGAGACCGAAGAACTCCTAAAGCAAGTTAAGAAATGAACAACCTAATCCTAAGACCAGCTAACGAGACGGATACGAACTTCCTGCTTAGCACGTGGCTTAAGTCCTATTACGTTCATGGAAACGCCTACCGTAAGCCTAATCAGTCCATATACTATAAAGAACACCAAGACCTCGTTAAGAAGCGACTAGCCACCAGCTCAGTAACCGTGGCAACAACCTCAGAAGATGAGACTCAGATCATTGGCTACATAGTTTGCGACGCAGATTGCATCCACTATCTATATGTTAAGAACATATTCAGAGGGTTCGGGATAGCTAAAAAGCTTCTAGCAGGAAACTGGCGGGATTCATACTCTCACCACACCGCCTACTCCGACCAGGTCAACAAAGGCATGCAGTTCAACCCTTACCTATTCACTAAATAATGGACACCATAATGGCAACAGAGCAAGAAATCATGAGTTTGAAACAGGATTACTTTCAGAAAATAGCCAGAGACGCCGTAAACAAGGTGGAAAGGCTTCTGAATCAAGCAGAGATCTTCTACTTAACAGAGAAGACACGCGCCAAGTTCGACCCTAAATGGCCAGTGCCATCTATACCAGACACACTAAAAAACGACTTCCATAAGAAGTTCAATAAAGGAAAATAGAATGCCTACATGGATTTACACAGGACCAAAAGAACTTCTACCTACGGCTTGGCAACAGTTCTACAACTCAAAGTTTAGACAGTTTCCAGCGCGAACCAAATTCAAAACAAACAAAGCATCATGGAGTAAACAATGATAATTAAACAAGCAAAGCTAGCGCAAGCATTACATGGCGAGTCATCAAACATTCTTAACTCAACCCAGTTCAACATGGTTTTTGCAAACAACTACCTAACTGTTACTCACAAGAATCCAGAGAAGGCCAGAAGCCATGGTCCATTCATTGTGTTCCCGGCAAATATCGCCTATCTAGTTGAATTAGTTGAAAAAGAAGCGCCTACAATTAAGTCTAAAGAGACTAAAAAGTAGTCGATGAGTGAACGCCTACGCGAAGTATTGGAAGAGATCAAAAGACGGCAAGGAATACTTGCTGTGTATGATTTTGTTGACCACAACTTTCCAAGACAGGCCCAGATTCTCGCAGACGACTCCCGCTTTCAGTGGTGGTTGTTTACAAGACGTTTTGGGAAATCCCGCACCTTTGCTAAAAAAGGGGGCTCTGTTGTTTCTAATAAGCCTGGTTCTAAAGTGCTTTATCTGGCGCTAACACTGGACTCAGCGAAAGGGATTCTATGGGATGCAGTAGAGCAAGAGCTTCTAGAGAAGAAAGTTCCTTACAAGGGATTTGAACGAGAGGGTATCTTTGATTTAAAGAATGGCTCACTGTTCCGTATGTTTGGGGTTGACTCAAACTACAAAGAGATGAAGAAGATCCTTGGTCAAGGATACGACCTTGTAGGTCTAGACGAATCAGGATCAATGACGATCGACGTTGAGGAGCTAATCATGCAGATGATCCTAGCTGCTCTATCTGACCGTCAGGGTTCTTTGGTGATGCTAGGGACCGCGGAGAACATCCCAAACACGTTCTACCAGCGCGTCACAAATGGGCTTGAAACATCTTTACCATGGTCAGGACATAAGGGGCTCACGCAAGAATCTCCTTATACTGGTAAACAGTTCCAATCCGACATGGACTTGATCTTAAAGAACAATCCGCTTGCTGCGAATACTTCATGGTTCAGAACTCACTGGCTTAACGAGTGGTGCGCTGATGATGACTTATTAATTATTAAATTCAATCCAGAGATAAACAGAGAGGAAAAACTTCCTGACTTTAAGGATTGGATGTTCGGCCTAGGGGTAGATTTAGGGTTTAACGATGCATCATCCTTCACCGTCGATGCAATATCCTCGCATAGCCCTTACCTCTACCGGATAAAGTCTTTTAAAACACCAGGTCTAGACTTCACAGGAGTAGCTAAGATCATTAAAGATCTAAACGAAGAGTACAAATTCACATGGTGTGAAATAGACGGAGCAAACAAACAGGGTGTTCAGGAAATGCAGAATAGGCACGACGTTGGGGTCAAATTAAACCCTGCTGACAAAGCCGATAAGGCGACCTTCCTTAGATTGATGGGTGATGATTACAAAGAGGGAAGAATTAAACATATAGGCGAAGGCTGCAAATCTCTCGAGGTTGAACAAAAGTCTCTTATGTGGATCAAGGACTCAGACAAGGAAGACCCAAGGTGTGAAAACCATTGTAATGATGGAAGTTTATATATTTGGAAAAAAATGCGGAACTACTTTAAAGCGGAGAAATCAGAATGGAAACCACTACAAGAGAGAATGGAAGACGAGTTCAAAAAGGAATCAAGAGAGATGCTAAGCCAGGAAAACGAGACAGCATTTCTTTATTAGCTGAACTCAAGGCAAACAAGATCGAGTATTACAAGGACGGAGACTTTGAGGTTAAGTTCTCACCCCTTGCCTTCTTACCAGATATTGTCACGCCGCCTGAAAAGACCGAGAATATTGATGATCTTATGTATTATTCAACTCAAGGAAGACCATGACACCCAAGGAAATACTTAAACGCGTCAACTCGCTAACACTGGACCAGACTATCCGCAATGAAATGCTCCAAAGGCATTTTTATATGTATGGGCACAGCTCTCTCCAGTCATACGGGCAGTACCCCACTCAAGGCGGAATGGATCGAGTCAGATTCAACCTGGTTCAATCGTGCTGCGACACACTGCTTAACAAGATCTCAAAGAACTCTCCTAGACCTACATTCCTTACCGAGGATGGAGACTGGGGCAAGCAACAGCAAGCAAAGAAGCGCGAGAAGTTCGTGTTTGGACAGTTCTACAAGTCTAAGTACTACGAACAGGCAAAGAAGGCGTTGCTCCAGTGTTTAGTATTCGGAGATGGATTCGTTAAGGTTTACTCTGATGACAAATCAAGAGAAATTAAGATTGAGCCATTGTTCACCCCGTCAATTCTGATCGACGAAAGACAGGCCGTTTACGGCAAGCCTTCAGAGTATTTCGAAATCAGATACATTGATAAAGACACCATGATTGACATTTATCCAGATCACAAAGAAAAGATCGAGAAGATGAAGACTGAGATCATGCCATTCTACCTATCTGGATCGGTCATGGGATCGCTTCTTATGGTTGTTGAATACTGGAAAGTCCCTTACCGCGAAGGCGAGAAAGGCGACCACAAGATCATCTGCGGAGAGGTAGAGTTACTTTCAGAAGACTGGGACAGAACAACTCCTCCGTTTGCTAAGATCTCATTCATTGATAACGTTGTGGG